GGATAAACTAGAAAAAACAGACCCCGATTTGAGGGAACTGTTTGAATTTGCGTTCAATGAATTAATGTATAGCGGTACTCCTACTGGCGTTATTCCTCCTAGCACTGTTGTCCCCAACGGAGTTCCTATCCCTAGCGGTGAAATGCCTAACGGAGTTCCTCCTATGGGAAATGAAACTCCTGTCCCTGCTTCTCCTAATGCTGGTGTTGATATGTCTTTGTTCAATAAAATAAAGAATAGATAAAATTATGAATAAAAAATTAGAGGTAATTGAGTTTTATACTACTTGGTGTGGAATCTGTAAATTACTTAGTCCTATCTTTGATGATTTAATTAGAGAGAATAAAGGTAAAGAAGGTCTTATTATCAGAAAAAAAGATGCTGAGGTTTCAGTAGAAGATGCTGATAAGTATGACGTTATGAGTGTGCCGATGATTATCTTTATCAAAGATGGCGAAGTGGTTGAGAGATTTTACGGAGCAATGGCGAAATCTCAATTACAAGAACTAATAAATAAATATTATGAAGAATTACCCCAAGTCATTTGAGGATGTCTTTACTAGTGATAGGTCTATTAACAAATGCCAGATGGATAAAGTCAGTACTGACATTAACCTAAATGGAGATGACTATCGAGACTTGATGAGGGAGACTTATCATGCTTTCTACCGAGATATTTTTGATAATCTAGTCAAAGTTTCTTGGCTGTCCAGCCGTTTTTGTTATGACGGCAAGAACAGAGAGAGGAAGAGATACAATGGAGTTTACTTAGACAGTGCTTTCGGAGTCTTTATGAGACATCACGTAGGGGTAGAGAGTCGCCTGATAACTAGAGACCACGCATTTTACCATATTTCTTCTTATTTCCCAGACTTCTTTCCTGACTTTCATGTCCTAAATCCTTTTGAGAAGAAATTTGAATATCCTTATAAGCATATTACCTTAGAATACTTGGTCTATGTTTATCAAATGGAGGAGAGAATGGAATTATTAGCCAAAGCAGAGGAGGAAAAGATGAGATACACGGAATTTATGGACTACATTATCAATTATATTAGTAGTTATAACGAAGAATTAGGAGAACAATATTATGAAATAACTCTCTCACACGTATACATGCCTTATGTTAAGGTAAAAAAATAAATATGAAGACAATATTAAAGCCAGTAACATTTATTAAGGGTGAATATCCTTATCATCGTGATAATAAGTTTCAACAAAATCTACTTTTAAGAGCATTGCAGGTAACTACTAATCCAGAAGACCTAAGAAAGATGGCTGGGTTCAGAAATACCGCAGAAGTTCTTAGAACTCTTGATAAGTTAGCTATCCGTAAAGAATACCATGAGGCATTGTCTCGTAATGGTATTGATTTGGATAGTATTGTCGCTGGGATTAAGGATGTTACTAATAGTGTCTTTGCTAAAGGTGAAACTAAGTTAAGAGCTTACCAAATTTTGCTTAAATCTCTTGGACTTGATGAATATAAGGAGAGTGCTAGTGATGCTGGTAAGAATTGGGAGGATGCGATTAAGGAACAACTTAATAAAGAGAAAAAAGTTCAAATTGGAGAGTACGATGTAATAATTCCTGAGATACCAGAAACGGAAAGAAAGAAGATAGAACTAGAACGTCAGGCTGGAAAGGGTTTATATGAATAATACTACTCTTGAAAATTTAGCTAAACTCAGAGACTACAAATTCTATTTGGAGAACTTCTGTAAAATTAAAACCAAAGAAAAGGGATTGTCTCCTTTCGTTTTAAACAACGCTCAGATTGATTTGTTTAATACTTTAAATAAAGACCATCGGGTCATTATTTTGAAGGCCCGTCAATTAGGATTTTGTTTATCCCCAGAAACAAAGGTATTAACTACAGATTTTAAATGGGTATCTCTTGATGATATAAAAATTGGGCAAGAGGTTATCTCGGTGGATGAACATGTGTTAGGTGGTTCTGGTTCTAGTCGTAAAATGAGAAGAGCTATTGTTGAAAATAAGTTTGAAGTTTTTGAACCAGCGTTTAAAATAACAATGAGTAATGGGACTATTATTGAGGCGACAGCTCCACATAAATTCCTTTTTAAAGAGAGAGGTCGCGCTAATTGGAGGAAAATATCTGATGCTAGAGTTGGCGATGAAATAATATTATTAACAGAAGAAAAGAAAATAGGGGAGAAGATGCCATGGAATGGAAATTCTTGGGCAAAAATAATATCGATAGAGCCGATGGGTAGTAAGAGAATGATAGATTTGCAAACTTCAGAAAAAACATATATTGCGGAAGGTCTAGTCTCACACAATTCTACAGGGGTTACTGGTTTCTTTTATGTGGACACTATTATGAACCCTGGAACCACTACGGTTCTAGTAGGTTATAACACCGATTTAGTGGCAGAGTTATTAGATAAGGTTAAGACTTTTTATAAGACGACTCCTAATGCTTTAAGGCCAGTCATTCATTATAACTCTAAAAATGAAATTAGTTTTCCAAAGACAGATTCTAAGATTTTAATTCTTCCTAGTACTAAAGACGTGGGTCGTGGGTATACGATTCATAATCTGCTAGTAACTGAGTTGTCTTCTTGGGATGATGCCGAGGAAAAGATGGGTGGTTTGGAAGAATCAGTTCCTAAAAACGGAAGGATTGTTATTGAGAGTACACCACGTGGGCAAGGTGATTTATTCCATAGGATGTTCATGACTGATAATGGTTACACTAAGAAACAATATGGTTGGTGGTGGGGTTATAGCCAGGAAGAGATGGATGCTAAGAGAAAAGCCAAGGGAGAGCAATGGTTCTCGCAGGAATACGGATTGGAATTTCTAAGTTCTGGTAGACCAGTATTTGAATACAACATTATTAAAGAACAGAGAAAGAATATTTTAAATGTGGGAGATAAGAATGGGGAAGATTTTACAGTTTACGAAGAAGATGGTTGGGTAGTATTTAAAGAACCAGAACCAGATGTAGTTTATGCTGTCGGAGGTGATTCTTCAGAGGGTGTAGAAGGAGGAGATAATTCCTCGGCATCAATCTGGAATAGAAGGACTGGAGAGCAGGTGGCAATGTATGTCGGTTTGATTGCCTCTGATACTTTCGGAGAGGTGTTGGATAAATGGGGTCGTAGATATAATAATGCTTTAATGGTAGTGGAAATTAACAATACTGGATTAAATACTATTACTGTTTTGAAAAATAGATTATATCCATGCCTATATTATAGACAGTCCAAGTTTGAAACTCTCAGTAATACTCCGACTGACAGACTCGGTTGGAGGACAACTTCTGTCACCAAGCCTTTATTGATAGGTGAGTTCATCAGAGCTACTAGAGAAAAGGATTTAATAATTAGAAGCAAGAAGTTGATAGATGAAATGTCGGTATTCGTTTATGACGACAACGGTAACATGAATCCCCAGAAAGGTTTTCATGATGATACTATTTTCGGTGCTGCGATTGGTTACCAAGGATTCAAATGTCTTACTAGCGAAGCTCCAACTCAAATTGATTTAAACCAAAATTATCCTAGCAACTTTGCTTATTAAGTAATAATTTTAAAATAATATGGCCAAAACTAAGATGTATAGTCCCAGTAACTATGGGAAGGAAGAAGAAGAATTGATAAAAACGTTTAGACAACAAAGAGATGATGCTAAACTATTCTTTATTAATTGCATTAAACCTAGACTAGATAGGTCTTACAAGCTTTATATTGCTGATAATAGTGATAGAGCTAAGGAAATTAAGAGATGGCAAGCGAATGTTTCCGTTCCTTATATCCATGCGGTAGTAGAAACTTTAAAACCTCGTATCCTTGATGCCAGACCTGAGTTTACTATTCAGGGAAGAACCGAGGATGACCAACCAAGTGCGACTAGACTTCAAGGTTTGGCTGATTATACATGGGAGATTACTGGTGGTGACTCAATCGCCGAATCATTGGTTAGCTCCGCTTTGATTTATGGTACTGGTTTTTTACAGGTTGGTTGGAAGAAAGATGTTAGAAAAAATAAATTTTTAAAAACTAAAGATATATCTAAAAAGAAATATGAATGGGAGGAAAGAGAGGAGGTCTTTTACGATGCTCCTTTTGTTGATTGGGTAGACAATTACTCTCTGTGGTACGACTGGCATAATACCAATGGTAACAGCAAACAATTTTGGTTTAAACGACTTGTATTGTCTGAGGGGGATATTAAAAGACGTTACCCAATGGCAGATAAGGATAGATTAAAAGTTGCTCTTGAGGCTCATAGTGGCGATTTAACTGATTATGCTTCGGTTAGGACTGAAGTCAA